ATGAATAGATTAATTGTTTTGGAATCGGAAAAAAGGAAAATGATATGTAAGCATTTTGGAGTTACTAATCAGAACCTGAGTCAAGCCCTGAAGTTTAAGCGCAACAGCCCTAATGCCATCCGCATGAGGGCTATGGCATTAGAAAACGGGGGTATGTTGTATGAGCACAAACCCTTAAATAAATAGTATATGAAAGCAAGGAAAGAAAAATCACAAAGCATCTTTACGGCAAAAGCGGAAAAGATTTTCTACACCGCTGTCGCTATATACGGCGTGGTGTTTTTAGGAATTCAACTAACAAGGCTTATAATTCAAAATTTATAAGTTATGAAAACAATTGAACAGCATGTAGAAGAGTTAAGGCAACAAATCAACGACCTCATTGGTGGGATTCAAGAGGTTGAAAAAGTGTTCGGTGTTGAAGTTCAACTGACCGACAGGTCTAAATCAGCTCAATCATTTGATGACAACAGACCTCGCTTAGAGCTAGTGGTTCGTAAGGTTGTAGAGTATTAAACGAGCTTTACATTAAGCTTATTTGCTAGTTTGAAAATAAGAGCTCCGATATTGTAATACTCCTGCGTTCCGACTACCACTCCACAATTAGAGCAGCAAATGCCATAAATTTTAAAACCGGCTTTTGATACGTTCATTTCTTCAAGTGTGAAGTTGCGATTTCCGCAAGATGGACATGTAGGTTGTGCCATAATACTGATTTTAATTGGTTTGCGCTGTAAAGTTAGTATTATTTTTTGAAAGACTGCCGGGAAAGACCGGTACCGGAGAGGGCTTGATCACCTGCTCCGGAACTAAAAGTTAAGAAATTTGAGTTATGTTAGAAACTATTGATAACAGGTTATGCATTCAGGCCAGCGCTCTTATTGAGTCGGGCATAATGTCAAAGTCAAACTATGACTACCATGTTCGTAGTGGTAACCTCGTGGTTCGCCAGCGCGCCTGTAAGGGTAGAGTTGCCATGGTTGATCTTTCGAGCATGCCGGAGCGTTTCAAACGACCGGTTTATAATCTCTGGAGAGAAGATATCGAATACTTTCAAACAGGACGCCTGCTTCAGAAGTATATTGAAGAGGATAACGAAGCAATGGCTTTCTTTACGAAATACGTAACGCCATCCGGAGGGCCTCTCAAGCCCGAACAGATCATCGAGTATTATAACAATGCAGTTGTTTTGAATGCAGTACAGGTTTTGCTCAACAAGCGCCGGTCATCCCGCAAGTCACTAAGCAACAACAAACGGGGCGGCACATGGGAAACCATGTCAAAAGAAGTTGGTGAAGTTGACCGCAAACTTTATCCTCATACACTACCTGAGAACCACCGCCGGCTACAGGAGAAATTCAATAATTACATCAAAAATGGGTACTCAGTTCTGATACACGGCAATTTTGCAAACAACAACGCTCGTATCGTGAATGAAAAGCTTGAGAGGTTAATCCTTTCGATTTTTTGCATGAAAAATAAGCCCTACGCCTCTTGGGTTTATGAGGACTATCACCGTTTTTTGGCAGGAGATATCATGATTGTAGATTTAGAAACTGGCGAGTTGTTCAACAGGGAAGACTTTTACGATCCCGACAAGTGCTGCTATAAGACAATATCAGAGGCTACTTGCAGAAACTATATCAATAATCCGAAAAACAAAGCTATTGTTGATCGTGTACGTTCAACATATCACCGGAATCAGTCAAATCGGCCACACTTTCACCGTCACGCTCCTGAGTTCGCGCTTTCAAAAATATCTCTTGACGACAGGGATTTACCGCGTAAAATGCACGACGGGAACCGCGTTAAGGCATATTATGCCTACGATGTAGCTTCCGGGTGCATTATAGGAGCTTCTTACTCAGTTAAGAAAGACACGTCGCTGTTTATTGACTGTCTTCGAGATATGTTCCGCTTTATTGATGCCCGCGGTTGGGGTCTCCCGCTAGAAATGGAAGTTGAGCACCACCTGGTTAGTCAATACGAAGATGACTTGATGAAAGCCGGTGTTGTCTTCCCATTGGTTCGTTGGTGTGCTCCAACAAACTCGCAGGAGAAACACGCCGAACACTTTAACCGCCGCAAGAAATACGGATTTGAAAAGAGATATCAGGCGGGCATTGGTCGTTGGTACGGAAAACTTGAAGCAAACCAAACAGGTGGCGAACGAATGTATGACGAGACAACCAATAAGTATATTATAAAAGAAAAAACGTACAGTTTTGAGGAGCTTGTTGCTGACGATCTGTTCACCATTAAGAAATATAATGACTCCAAGCATCGAAATCAGGATAAATATAAGGGTTTAACATGCATGCAGGTTCTAGAACAGAATCTGAACCCCAATCTTGCCACAATCAACCGCCCGCTATTGGTGAGATATATTGGTGAGTCGACCAAAACGAGTATCCAACGAAACATGTATGTTCAGGTGCAATATGCCGATTATCAGCTACCAAATCCACAGATACTCGGGAAACTTAAGCCAAACAACTACACGGTTAATGCTTACTACATGCCATCAGATAATATTGAACGTGTTTACCTGTATCAAAATGAAAACTATATCTGTGAAGCTACCAGGATAGAAACATTTAACACATCGAATGCAGAGTGGACGGACAAGGATACAGAAGCACAAACAAATCAGGCGAAATATATTGCACAATTCGATAGTATGGTTAAAGCAGGTGTTGGCTCCTTCTCCAAAGTTGGCATAATACCTAATTTGGAACATCTTGACTCTCTTGTGCCGGTTGTCGTGGAGTCGAAAGAAGAAGAGTCGGCACAGATATATTCAATCGATTATGATGATCCGGAATGGACAAAACAGAATGCTTTAGACAGCTTATAATAACCATAAAAACAATTTAAAACACCACATTATGATTAACGAAGAAATTAAAAAACAAATTGTTGAGGCTGCAAAGGATGCTCGTTCAACATTATATCACAGTCAGTCGAAAATGGCCATTGCCCTGGACGTTAATCCGGGAGTCCTTAACCGCTTGTTATCCGGAGAGACTGACAGAATTCTATCAGATGCAAAATGGGTAAGCATTGCCAGAAGACTTGGCGTAAACCTGACCGGGGAAAAGCCGTGGAAAACGGCACATACAACTTCGTATCAGCACATATATGCGCAGCTGGATGCATGTCAGGCACGTAACACCAGTGCACTGCTTTGCGATATGGCTGATATTGGTAAGACATACACGGCCCGCTGCTATGTTAAGGAGAATAAATTTGCCGTGTATATCGACTGTTCGCAGGTGAAGACAAAACAAAAGCTTATTCGTGAAATCGCAAAAGAATTCGGGGTTGGGAATACCGGTAAATATGCCGACGTGTACGGTGATTTGGTGTTTTACCTGCGCACGATTCCCAACCCCCTCATAATACTTGATGAGGCGGGCGACCTTGATTATCCGGCTTTCTTAGAGTTGAAAGCGCTTTGGAATGCGACCGAGGGGGCTTGTGGGTATTACATGATGGGAGCCGACGGATTGAAAGCTAAAATAGAAAGGGCGCTTAATGCACATAAGGTCGGCTACGCTGAACTATTCTCGCGATTTGGAAGCAGGTATCAAAGAGTATCTCCGGACGGCAAGGAAGCACTTGACGAATTTAAGAGAACACAGGTGGCACTGGTTGCAAAAGCTAACAGGGAGGACATTAACGTTCAGGAGCTGATCGGTAAGGTAAACGGAAGTCTGCGACGCGTGAAGATTGAGATATCAAAATTGAATTAATAACGCCTTTAAAACTGAATAATGGCGGTAAAACGGGCACTTACGGTACAGAATGTACTGGACAAAAAATACAAACTTTTTGACTTTGAGGATGAATGGTATGATGCTTTTTCAAATCCGGAAAGATCGGGAGTTTGGTTTATATGGGGTAACAGTGGTAACGGGAAGACTTCTTTCGTTCTTAAGCTAATTAAGTGTCTGGCCAAATTCGACAGAATTATATTCAATTCCTTAGAGGAGGGTGTCACACACACGCTTCAGAAGTCTTTTCTCGACCTTGGGATGAGGGAGGTGGGTGGTAAGCTATTGGTTGTTCAGGAGAATCATGAACAGTTGTTAGAAAGGTTGCGAGCAAAGAGGAGTCCTGGTATTGTGATCATTGACAGCTTTCAGTATTTCGGTTTGTCGTATAAACAATACATCAACTTTAAAGAAGCTATTCATGGAAAACTCATTGTATTTATTTCTCATGCCGAGGGCAAATTACCTGCAAGCCGTGCCGCACAATCAGTTGCATACGATGCTACACTGAAGATATGGGTCGAGGGTTATAAGGCAATTAGCAAGGGTCGTTATTTAGGACCAACCGGAGAATACATAATATGGCCAGAAAGGGCTGCAATTTACTGGGGTGAAAAAAAGAAATATTAACTAACACGGGATAAATGATATCAAAACAACAAAAGCGCAGAATGTACAAGCTTCACTACACTCTTAAGAAGAGAGGCCACAGGGTGATTGCCCGTAGTAGGCTTGTAATCAAAAAAGAAAGGACTCTGTCTGAAATAGAGCAAAAATGGATTTCGGAATTAATAAAATTTGGATACGGTGTCTGCGACGATCTATTCACCTAACAACTAAACACGGGATAATATGGCAACAACATTTATGGACAAACAAAAAAACACCTTGATCAAGAAGTTTCACACACTTCTATCGAAAGGACGCATTGGTAATGAACAAAAACTCGACTTGCTGTCTGCTTACGGGGTGGTGAGCTCTAAGGAACTGAATGTTTATGAGCTCACGGAGCTCTGTGGTATTCTCGACAAAATCGTTAACCCGGAAGCAATTGAGCTGGACAAACTGCGAAAAAGGCTCATTGCCTCTATTGCAGGTTACCGTCAGGCTATGGGTGCCACAACGAACATCGACGAGATTAAG